TCACGGAACGCTCTGCGGAACCCATTGCTTCGTCAATTGCGCCCTTGGTCGTTTCAGGATCTAGTTCAGCCCGTGCCTGTGAGTTTAAAGTGAGCTTGAAAAAGGGTGCGTTTGGTGGCAACAGAGTGAGTAGAAGCTTGGCGGCGAGATGGTTGACCCCTCTTGCGCCCAACGATTGATAAGGAGTCGGAAAAGTTGTAGCCGAAGACGAACCCTCTTTAGGATAAAGAGTAGGAATGGTAAGTTCAGCGCACTTTCTGGCCCGTTCCAGAAACGGAAGCCGGTGTGTCGCCGCCAGTTCGTACTTTGCTTTGATAGATGCTTCTTCTTCTCTCACTTCTTAACGCCTATATTTAAACCAGTTGTACTTGCGTAATTAGGATTGAGTGCCAATCCTCTGCGTGGTGATAAAGTCTCTCGCCTGACACGCTTAACCTTTGTCATCTCTGCTTCGGTCTTGAGCCTAGCGGAACCAAACTCTTTTTCACCAACATTGGGATTAACTTTTTCAGGTGGTAATTCGGGTGGAGGTGGTGGTTCTTCTTCTTCAGGTGGATCAACTAGCTCAACTGTTTCTTCAGTCGCAGTATCACCACCAGTTACCGCACCACTTTGTCCTGTTTTATTATAACCATAACCATAATTTTGCGAACCACCCCCGCCGCCATAACAAATGTTTTTTGATTTTGGGAACAATTCACAATCCCAAGGACGGAGGAAGCTAAGAAATAAATCAGTCATATTAATTTAACGGCAAGTAGTAAAAGTTTCTTTTAACTGTGCCAGCCCATTCTTCCTTTGTCTCAGCCAGCCTAGTGAAATAATCTAAATCCGAGTACCCAACAATAGCCACACAACCATTATCTTTGGCAAATTTCTTAACAACTTTTTGACCTTGAAAATAAAGGTCTAAGCTTGTGCTTGTGTCAACATCCCGAATGCGGGTGATGCTAAACCAGAGAAGTGTTCTTTGTTCTGAAAACTCGCAAACTTGTATTTGCGTAAGCACCATGTAACACGGCTCGTCATCTTTAAAAGCAAGCCACATCTGCATAGATCGATTAAATGGATTGGTCAGCCGGTCATAAACATTTTTAGCAAAAACTTTAAAAGTATTTCCGCCCATAACTAGACCACCCGGCGTGGTTGTCATAGCTTCAGCAAGCGCAGACTCCCAAATCTCCCAATCAAATTTAATTTCTTCTAAACTTGCCTGTCGTACCATTAAGTTTTCTGATACCCGGATTGATAGCCACGGCTTTGTCCAATCATTAGGGATCTCTTTGGGCTTAGTGTGTCACGCCTGACCTTGCCTTTTGATTGATCCAGTTGACCAGAGGTTTTTAGTTGCGGTCCAGATGCCATGCCCTGCATTTGTTCATTGCGAACATCAACATCTGTCTCGGCTTGTTTGCCTTGCTGGTCTAAGCGTTGTTGAGCGAGCATTCTGTCATTTCTTTCTTTATTTTCATCTAGTTGTTTGCGCTTTTCGCTCATGTTGCGTTCATTGGCATACGCTGTATAAGCCGCAGTCACCCACATTGCCGTAGTCGCCCAACTCATGTTATTCCTTCTGCATTTGTTCAAGTTTGCGAACCACTGAAACCTGACCGGCACGATACCAAACTTCTTTCATGTCCCACTCTACATTAGGGCATTGATCTGGATACAAGCGTTTTAATTCATCCATAAGATGCTCTTGAATGGCCCAATCTTTACCGGGTAATAATGCTTTTTTCACAGTTTCAGTCTTCCTTTTGTAGTTCGTCAAAGAGGGGAAATTGATCGGCATGAATTGTTTTGTGTAGTTGTTTTAATTCGTAAGAAACTTCGCTCCACCAATCGGGGATATTAAACACGGGGCATTTACTTTCTGGTGAGAATCGGTTGTGACCAACAATCTCGGCTTCAGGATATATCCTCACTAGAGACAAACAGATGTAAGCAAGGGATTCCATTTGCGGAATATTATAATCGGGAGCTTTCGCCTTTCGGTTCTTATCACCACCTCCAATCAAGCAGATTCCAACAGACTGCTCATCAACTTGGGGGCAGTGATTCCCAATAGCATGAATAGGTCTTCCCAGATCAGTGACTCCGTTGCGCCGAATGATAAAATGATAGCCAACATCGACACACCCTTGTCTCATGTGCAGGGAGCGCATTGACTCAACACCTTCATCATCTGATCCTTTGGTCAGTGAGCTATGAACTACTATAAAATTAGTTTCATCTCTTTTTATCCACTTCGGGAAGTTCACTAGGTTGGGATTTGATTCTTTGACCTCTGGTAATTGCAACATTTTCAGGTGCGTCTATGAGAATGTGAAACCGGCGTTGACCCATCTTACGAACCACTGCAAATCTTGCCACCTCTTGCCCGTCCGATGAGATGATAATTTCTTCGTTGAGTTTTCTTTCTAAAACTAAGCCCATTATTTTTCCTCGAAAGCTTTGAAGTCGGTGTATTTGTATGTCCCTTTTTTTGATGGATCTGCTTCGACCATAACGAATTTGAAAAATGGATACATTTGTGCGGCGGCCTTGATCTTCACCATCGCTGATGTCCTGCGGAACCCTTTAGTTTCGTGAAACTCAAATCGGTCTGGGTAGGTTAAGAAAAAGTCGGGGGTCCAGTGTAGGTTGTCGCCGATCCGCAGTTTAATTGCTTCATATCTCGCATCTAACAACACCCCGGATTTTACATGAAGATCCAGAAGCTCGGCGTACTGCTTTTCAAGTTTGCTTCGGAAGTTAGATTTATTTAGAGGAATTGGTTTCATGAAAATAGATATTTAGATTTTAAAACATGGTTTAGATCCAACTCACCTCGGCGTGGAACCGGGGGTAAAGTCGGGCCATAAGTTTCTAACTGATCTTTTAAATTTTGTAGAAGGTCAGGCTTGTGCAATTGCACAAATTGTTTTTTAAGTGTCTTCATCAACTTGCCTGCGTTTGCCGCATGAACTCCAAAGCAATCATGGATCACCATCATGTCGCTGATTTTCTGGTCGGCGCAGTCGAGAACTGTATGGGTTAGATGTGATGCGTCTATGCTATGAATGTAATTGGGGCTTGATCCTTGAACTGCCCGGCGGGTTTGGATTTCGTCAGTCTCATAAGGCATTCGGGTTGCGATAAAGTTCCCATCAAGTTGGGTCATAACTCGCCTTGTGTTCACCTTGAGATAATTTTGAAGAACTCTAAACCCGCTAGGAGATTCCCATGTTAGTGGCAATCCGTTGTGTGCATACTCCCGTGCGGCATCCCGTATCCAATCCATAACTTCGTTAGCGCATCCCATAGTTTTTTGGATCGCCTTGTCGATGTGGTCTGCCAAATAACCAGCTTCCTTCCAGCCGGTAGGTCTTGGGCCTGTCGCCTGCCAAGGATATTTCTTTCCAGAAGCAAGTCCATCCTCAACCATCTCCGCAACGTATTGACGCATGGCAGTTTTAGTCCCGCCGTAGGGGATTATCATGATGGGGCGTTTGCATATCTTTCGGTCCACTCCCCACTCAAGCCAACCCTTTGCAACGGAATGCCCCTGTTGTGCATCGGCTTCTACTAGCTCATTCACCTCATCTGCAACCGCTTGGTAAATATCTTGGGGAACCTCACTCGGCATTAGATTGGTCAGGTGCGCTCCTACTGGGTCGAGCATGAGGGCCGAAAAGTGCTGAAGTCCGTTGTTAGATCCATCCATCTGGATTGGCAGTTGGGACTTAAAGCCTTTTTTGTCCATTGTGTAACGCTCCCACTCCATGCAGAATGCTAGGAACTGAAAGGGCTTATCTGCTTCGGTCCACCATTGCCACTCAAGCGGAGACTCGGCGGCTTTCACAATAATTCGCTCGTTCTCTTGCACCCACTTGTGTCTCTCTAAGAGGGAAACTTTGTCGTTGCCATACATTCCTGCGCCGTGGGATGCAAACAAAAGTTCAGACTCCTTGGATCGGATCGGCAAACCTTGATGAAAAAGCAACAACGCTCTCGAAAAGTCTGGGCCTTGGGGTGACATTGGAGAGTAACTGGGATATTTTCGGCCCCTGAAATCTGAATAATAAACGTAGTGGAATCCCTGAAACTCGTATGCTCTTGCCGCTTGCATACAACGGACTAGGTGTAAGCGTATGGATCTGTTAGATGCGTTGAGTTCTCTAACCCTTCTGGCATGAAGCGAATACTCCTTCAGCACTTCCAACTCAGCCTCATTCATGTCCTTCTTTTTCTTGTTTTCTAGGAACGGACTATCTGGTGGCGTGACTTCCGGGCCGGGCAATCCACCTAGCTTTATGTCTTCTTCAAGGCAGTATTGAATGAGTGCGGCAACCCTGTTATTTACTGCCCATTTGGTTTTCTGCAAGGAATTTAGGCAGGCGTATTCTCGGTATTGCTGAATGGAATTGGCATCTCTTAGATACCTAGATGAGTTGAGTTTGATTGCTGGGAACTTGAGAGCATCGGTGTAGTAACCGCCGTTAAAAACG